CGCCTCAACAAGTTCTGGAGAAAGTTCAATCTTGAGTGTCTCACCGACGCCGCGATTGAAGCAGCGTATCACAAGCTTTACGCGGACAAGGATTTCAAGGAAATCGCCATGTCCAAGTTTTCGCAAGATGACATCGCCGCCATTCAAACGGAACTTCAGACCACTACGAGTGTGGAGAAACTGGGCACACGCAAAGCCAACGGGAAGCTCGAGTCAGTAGTGAAGCAGGGCAAACCAGCCCGACTTGTGGTGGACAACACGCTTCAACTACTCGCGATCAACATCATTTCCACTGGGATCTTTCAGCATGTCCTATTTGATCACCAAGAGGGTATATTCTACAAAATGTCAATCAAGCATCGCGCCAGGGAAGACGTCCTCGACGGCTTCGGCAAGATGATGAAGGACCCCTTCGGTGATAAAAAGAGGGCAGTCGATGGGATAGCGCCACGCGTCCCCGACACTTGTTGCTGGGAAATCGACCAGACGGGCATGGAGCTCCATGAGCGATGTAGTAAGCAAGGAGAAGGTTTGTTAGGCTATACTTACAACTCCTTGCTACGTATTAACCGTCATATCAGCCACAAACTGAACGGTGAATTCACTGGCTTACATGAAGCTAAGATAGTTCACGATGTAAAGACGGGAATGCGACTGAGATTTCGCATGAAAAACCCTGACGTCCCTAAGGAAACGTGGTTTACCGCGAAATTCCCGGACATGTATCTTGACTCGGGGTGGGCGCTTACTAGCGGCGTCAATTTCATGAATGAGCTCAGCGGGGTTTTCAGCAGTATTGTTGAGAATCCTGAGCATTTATTCGCTCGTAACGGCGACACGGGGAAGTTCCGCCTCCAGGACGGGACATTTGACTGGAAGTTCAAATCCATTCCCCTGTACCAAACCTTGGAGTCAACGGCTCCATCCTCGTTCACCCTGTACCTCAGGGGGATGTTCGAGGGCGACGACGGCGGAGGCGCGGCCTCCGGATGCTTAGCCGACGTGAGAAATGGCGGTAATCTTGGCCTCATCATCAAGGAACAAGAAGACCTAGGCTATTCGGCAAAGCTCAAGACGATCCGCAATGGGCGTCTTGAAATAATCGGTGCACACTTTCCTGTAAAGGACGGTTTGGTGTGCAACGATGTTCCGTGGATTCCCGCGGTACAACGCTACATGTCCAAGTTAGGAGTCCAGACAAATGTCAGGATAACTCCTTCTTCGGCCGCGGCCAGATTCCTGTCACTGGCCAGTATGTTCGCAGGAAGGAACGAACCTCTGCAGCGAGCGTTCGAACATTCTGCGGCGCGCATCATAGAGAAGCATGGCAAAGAGTCATCATTTTGGTCGACCAAACTGAAGACCGATGGCTATACCGAGGTGGACAGAGCCTTCGGTGATGGCACGTGTTGCGAGTACACGATGTCTGACTTGCAAGCCCACTACGATCGGCACGTGAACAAAGTCCACCAGACTACGTTCACGCAGCTACGCATGTTGAACATGTCGATCGCAGAGGACGTCGACGCCACGACGGTCACGCAGGACGACTTCACCAAGTTGGGCCTGTTTGCTGACGAGTGCCGCACATTCGACGGCGACGACGAAGCTGTCTTCAGCTTCTTGCCTCAATGCTTCCGTTAATTAAATGCAACCAATTCGATTAAATTCGTAGTAGCGCAGTCAACTGACGATCGCCGGCGCTTAACAAATAAGGCGTGAAATGGACTACGGTGAATTCAATGCACGGGGTTTTTACCCACAGCCGCCAGGATCCCAGTTGGGAGTCCGAAACCTGGCGGTCTTTCATGTCAACG